TTAAATGTGGAATTTATACATTCTTAACCTTATAAATTAAAAAAATAACTAAATTTAAATTATGAAAATAACAGGAGAACTAATTAAAAAATTTGATTCAGAAAAGATTTCTGATAAGTTTACAAAGAGAATTTTTGTTTTAAGAACATTAGAGCAATATCCTCAAGAAATAGCTATTCAGCTTAATAACGATAGATGCTCGTTAATTGATTCAGTAAGACAAGGTGAACAAGTTGAAGCAAACGTAAACCTTAGAGGTCGTGAGTACAATGGGAAGTGGTTTAATACAATCGAATGCTGGTCGCTAAACATACAGACAGCCGACAAAGAACGTATTGAAGAGCTTAAAGCTGAAAATAATAATCAAGATTTACCCTTCTGATGAACGCACGTAAATTAATATTTAATCGTTTAACAGTAATATGGAGTGGTGTTAGTCGCATCACTCCTAAATCTAAAGAGGATTTATTCTGCAAACGATGGAAGCAACGAGAAAATAGAAAGGGAGTAATTAAAGAAAAAAAATACATTAACGATGAGCAAGACTGATTTTGTAGTTGATAAAGTAATACAGAAATTTCGTGAACGTTCACAAATAGGAATAGAAAAATATGGTAAAACTTTGGCGGAAAATAACACTGACAATTTTCTTAATCATCTACAGGAAGAGCTGATGGATGCGGTAAATTACATTGAGAAATTAAAGACTCAAGAAAGCAGTGAACTATTTGACAACATCAGAAAATGGTTTGATGAGAAAGAATTAATCAAACAAGAAAACGCACCTAAACAGATGATGAAAGTTATGGAGGAGCTTGGCGAGCTATCCAGTGCGATAATCAAAGGTAAACGTGACGAGGAAATCGATGCCTTTGGTGATGTAATGATTACACTTTTAGGATTGTCTTATATGCGTAATGTATCTTTGATGGCTTGTACACGTTCAGCATATGAAGTAATTAAACAAAGAAAAGGTAAAGTAGTTAACGGATCATTTATTAAAGAATAATGGAAGAGCAAGAAATAAGAGACAAAATAGAAGAGTTGAAAGCAACACTTACTGGAAATCTATTAGACGATTGCGATACTCAAGCACAAATTTACGAGCTTAAAAAACAGTTGTCACTTGAAACTAATATGACAATTGAAGAAATTGACGATGAAGATGGTTGTTTGTTCTGTGGAAGTTAGTATATTTGTATGCTTATAATGGTTTTATCCTCACATCGTATTGGTGTGGGGATTTTTTTATTATATTTAACCCGTGAACGCACATTTAGAGATTTTAGCAAGACACGATGAAGATTGGAAACGTATTGTACGTTCCTTTGGTCATTCCGAACATTACGACGACATCGTACAAGATTTCTATATGAAAGTTTACAATAACAAAGTAGTTAAGGTAATAGAAAACAATCAACCTAACAAAGTATATTGTTGGGTAATATTACGAAACCTTTACTTTGACTATCATAGACTCAACAAAGAACATATAAACATTGATTTAATCAGAGATTTAGTTCAAGAAGACCACCTGGAGCTAAAACGAAGATGGGAAAAAGTATACAATACAGAGGAAGAAACAAAAAAAGACTTCCATTGGTTTGACTTAATGCTTTGGCAACTATACACCACAACTGAATTATCAATGCGTGACATAGCACGAGACACTAACATATCATTAAAAACTATCTTTGCAACCCTAAAACATTGCAGAGAACAAATACAGAATAAATTATGGCAAGAAGAAAATCAAAAGGACTCGGAGATTCAATTGAAAAGTTCACCGAAGCAACAGGAATTAAATCCGTTGTAGATAAAGTTTCAGAAATTACTGGGTTAGATTGTGGATGCGACAAACGAAAAGAAACACTTAACAAACTATTCCCTTATAAAAAACCTGAATGCTTTAATGAAAACGAATTAGAGATTCTAAGCGCGTATAAGGATAAAAAGCCTGTTACTATATCACCCGTTGAACAAAATGCAATAAACAAGATATATGCACGAGTAATGAAAACAAAAGTAGAATATACTACCTGCGGTTCTTGTTTAGCGGATAGGTTACACCAATTAATGAGACTTTATAATGAATATTAAAGAGATCTATAACTACATTTATATAGAAAATGAGTTTTATTTTGGAGGTATTGAAATAATATATTTTTTAAACTAATGAACTACTTAGCAGCTATAATTTTTTTAATGCTGTCATGGACAATACTATTTATGTATTTGTACTATATAGCATTGAACTAAATCACAACTTATGAAAATAGTAAACATAAAAGAAGTAAAAACAAATCCAAAGAATCCAAGGGTAATAAAAGACGATAAATTTAAAAAGCTTGTTAAGTCTATTCAAGAGTTTCCTGATATGCTTAATAAAAGACCGCTAATAGTCTTTACTGATGTAGATGGTAAATATATTGTGTTAGGTGGTAATATGCGTTTAAAAGCGTGTAATGAGTTAGGGATAAAAGAAATTCCTATCATAGTTGCAGATGAATGGACTGAAGAAGAAAAAAACGAATTTTTAATAAAAGATAACGTTGGTTTTGGAGAATGGGATTGGGATGACTTAGCGAATGAATGGGATGCGGAAAAGTTAGAAGATTGGGGATTAGAACTTCCAATAGATGAGAAAATAGATAAATTAAAAGAAGATGAAAAAATTGAAATACCAAAATCGCTACAAGTAATACCAAAAAAAGAATACTTGATAATTATGGCTGATGAAGATAGCGATGAGTGGGAAGAGTTAAAACAAATCTTTTCTTGTGGTTTAGTTCGTCAAGGCGGTTGCGCAATAGGTAGTTCAAGTGATAAAGTAACAACAGGATTAGAACGAGTTTTTGATTTTAAAACATTTAAAGAAAGAGTATTAAATGGATTTCGAAATAGCAATACCAAGTAAAGGAAGAGCTGGTTTAATTACCTCTCAAAAAATATTTAAATCAGCAACTTTGTATATTCCTGAAAGTGAATTAATGCAATATTCTGTTTATAAAAATAAAATTGTAACTATTCCCATTGAAGTAAAAGGTATAACCGCAACACGAAATTGGATATTAGAATTTAATAAAGGGAAAAATGTATTTTTTTTAGATGATGACTTTCAATATGGTGGTTATATAGAAAGAACTGATTTAAAATATAAAGTAAAAAGAATAACTGAAGAAAGCATTTATATTGATGAAATAATAAAGCTTTTTGATATTGCAGAGCAAAGTAATTCTAAAATATTTGGATTTTTTACCGTGGGTAATAATTTAACAAATTATGCTTATTCACCATTTCTTTTTAATGGTGTATGTTTAGGAAGTTGTATGGGTATGATTAACGATGGAACTTATTATTTTGATGAAACTTTTGAAGTTAAAGAAGATTATGAATTAACTTTAAGGCATTTAACTGAAAGAGGAATAACAGTAAGATCAAACATACTTTTTATGCAACACGAACATACACAAACAAAAGGAGGGTGTAGGGATAGCAAAAGAATAGATAAAGAAAAGTCAGCTATTAAAAGACTAATTAAAATGTATCCAGGAATGATAAAAGAAGCTAAACATAGAGGAACTTCGTTTAGTATTCAATTAAATTTATAATAGTATATAAACACCGATATTACACCGATTATGGCAAAAGAAGATAATTTAAAACCAGCTTGGAATAAAGGCGAAAGCGGAAACCCTAACGGCAGACCTAAAGGTGCAAAGAACAGAAGCACGATAGCAAAGTATTGGTTAGAAGTTAATCAGAAATTAAAGAACCCTTTAACAGGCACGGAGGAAACAATGAGCCAAGAAGATTTGATGACTTTAGCTTTAATTAAAAAAGCACGTGAAGGAGATGTAGCAGCATATAAAGCATTGATGGATTCAGGTTACGGAGCACCATTACAACAAATAGAACAAACAATATTAGAACAACCATTATTTCCTGATGTTCAAGAGAACGACAGCAACGAATAAAGTACTTGCATTAAAAAAAAGAATAAAGATAATTCAAGGGGGTACAAGTGCTTCTAAGACTTATTCTATATTAGCAGTTTTAATAAATAAAGCAATTAACAATCCTAATTTAGAAATTAGCGTTGTTGCTGAATCTATACCACATTTAAGGCGTGGAGCTTTAAAAGATTTTATTAAAATATTAAAATGGACGAATAGATATAATGACAGTCAATTTAATAAATCACTTTTAAATTATCAGTTTAAAAATGGGAGTGTATTTGAGTTCTTTAGTGCGGATGATTCAAGCAAGTTGAGGGGTGCAAGGAGAGATATATTATACATTAATGAGTGCAATAATGTAACCTTTGAATCATATAATGAATTATCTATACGTACAAAAAAAGAAGTGTTTTTAGATTTTAATCCTGCGAATGAATTTTGGGTACATACGGAATTAAAAGGAGAAACAGATTCAGATTTTATAATTCTTACCTATAAAGATAACGAAGCGTTAGATCAATCAATAGTAGAACAAATTGAAAAGAATAAATTAAAAGCAAAAACAAGTTCATATTGGGAAAATTGGTGGAGAGTTTATGGGTTAGGTGAAATAGGAATGCTTGAGGGAGTTATTTTTTCTAATTGGAAAATAATTGATAACATACCAAGCGAAGCAAAACTTTTAGGAATAGGAGTCGATTTTGGTTATACAAATGATCCGACAACAATAATAGAAATTTATTCCTATAATGATAAAAGAATAATTAATGAGTTATGCTACAAAACTGGAATGATAAACTCGGACATTGCAAAGTTACTTCCTAATCAAGTTCCAATTTATGCAGATAGCTCGGAACCAAAATCAATAGAGGAAATACGAAGATTTGGGAAAATGATTAAAGGTGTAACTAAAGGTAAAGATTCTATTAACTTTGGTATTCAAATAATGCAAAGTCAAGAATATTTAGTTACTTCTAACAGCGTGAACCTAATTAAAGAATTAAGAGGATACGTTTGGGATAGCGATAAAAGTGGAGCAAGATTAAATAAACCAATTGATAGCAATAACCACGCAATAGATGGAATTAGATACCACGAAATGGAAACACTTGGTATTAATAAGAATAGAGGCAACTACAAAATAGGAATTAGATAGTTAATATATTATGAAGATAGAATTAAATGTGCCTGATAACTTAAGCGAAATAACACTTAAACAATATCAGAAGTACAACACGATAGCAACAACAAACGAAGACGCTACTTTCATCACTCAAAAGATGATTGAGATATTTTGTAATGTATCTTTAGCAAACATTGTAAGTATGAAAGCCACAACTATAAATGAGTTGATGGCACACTTTAAGAAGATATTTGAAGAGCCGAGAGCATTCGTTCAAAGATTCACAATAGAAGGAATAGAGTTTGGATTCATTCCTAACTTGGAGGAAATAAGTTTTGAGGAGTATGTAGACATCGAGGCAAACATCACAGACGTAAACAAGTTACACAAAGCTTTATCTATACTTTATAGACCGATTAAGGAACGTAAAAAAGATTTATACACTATTGAATCAAAGGACAGAGGTAAAGACTTTACAGAGGTTCTAAAGTACACGCCTTTAAATATTGCATTATCTGCACAGGTTTTTTTTTGGACTTTAGGACTCGAATTGTTGAGAGCTATCCCAAGCTATTTGGAAGTGCAGACGAGGGAACTCCAGACTATACCGCAAAAGGACAATTTAGCAAGCAGTGGGGATGGTATCACTCAATCTATGACCTCTCTAACGGAGATATTACAAAGTTTGACGAAGTTACAAGGCAAGGATTACAGAAGTGCCTTACATTACTGACTTATAAATACGATTTAAACAAAATAATACAACAAGAAAATGACAGGATATTACACTCTAATAGATAAACTAAAGACTATTTTAGAAGTAGAACCATTTATCAACACAATTACAAAGGGAGGTATTGACCAGGTGGATTTGCAAAAGGTATCACTTTATCCAATTTGTCACATTTCAATTAATAATTCAAGAATTGAAAGCAGTACGATAGTTTATAACGTGTCTTTTATTTTAATGGATATATTAGACCATAACAAAAAAGAAAGTTCACACGTTTATTACTCGCACGACAACGAGGATGACATCATAAACCAAATGAACGAACAAGCAATTAGAATCTATGAACTATTCAGACGTGGTGCTTTTCATAATAACGGAATGCAATTAGTAGATGAAAGTGCAAATATCGAATACTTTTCTGACAGGTTTGTAGATAAAGTTGCAGGATGTACTTTGACTTTAGACGTTGCTCTTTACAATAATGGTACAATATGCTAAGAGATGAAATAATAGAAGAATTAGAACGCTTTAAAAAGTATGTAGTAAGTCAATCGCGAGCTAACTTAACGAGAGGAGGAAAAAACGTTTCTAAGAAACTTTACAACTCAATTAAAGGAGAAACATTCGCAAGTAAAAAAGGTTCGTCTATCGGTCTGTATTTTGAAATGGAAGACCATGGAAGCTACCAAGACCAAGGGGTAAAAGGTAAGACTTCAAGTAATCGAGCGCCTAATTCACCATATAAGTTCGGAACGGGTACAGGAAGAAAGGGAGGATTAACAGAAGGTATAAGAGGTTGGGTAAAAGCAAAGAGGATTCAATTCAAAGATATTAAAGGACGTTTTATGAGTTATGAACAAACATCTTTCATAATTACAAGGTCTATATACAACAAAGGACTAAAACCAAGTTATTTTTTTACGAAACCATTCAACAAAGCATTTGAAAGATTACCAAATGATATAGTTGATAGATATGGTTTAGTTATTGATGAATTACTTAAACAACAATTAAAATGAGTGGATTTATAAACGTTTTCACACGGTCGCCTTACATAGTTTCAATTAGTGACGCTAATTTAATTGAGGCGAGTATTGAAATATATTTGTCAAATATTATTGGTATGGCTACTGGTCCACAATATACATTAACTAAACCAATACCAAGCAGTGACATAACTGAAATCGTATTTGATATATCACCATATTTAAGAGAATATATAAATCATTCTATTCCTCAGCAATTAACAGATAGCATAGACCAATTAAATCCAAACGAATATTGTTACGCTATTGTTCAAACATATAAAAACACAGGCACAGGACTTGAACTTGACACAGAGCAGAGTTATATCGGCGTAAATGGTTACACTTCATTTGAGGATGAGGCTAACTTTGATAATAGTAGTTTAGGAGCATTTGCAGAAAGTGGAACATATTACTATCATCCCGAAGACACAGCGAGTTCTATCGGTCATGTAGGGCTATTAAAATTTACTGGCACGTCTTTAATTACATCGGCTGTGTACACTAATTCGGTTACGGGTGCAGTTACTACAATAGATTTAAATGGTGCAGGTTCTAATCCTTCACAATTTAGAGTTATTCCAAGGGTGTTGAGTACAAACTATTACAATGGTAACAACCTAAAATTAAAGATCGGATCTAATGTTTTGGTGAATATGGATTTCAAACCAATTATAGAATGTAAATACACACCCGTTAAAATAGATTATATTGACAAGTTTGGTATGTGGAATTTCCTTTGGTTCTTCAAATCATCAAACGAAAACATTTCTACGACTTCAAAGCAATATAACCTGAAGCAATCAACGTGGGATTTTAGTCCTATTTATGGAGTTTCTAAATTGATTAACAAAACAGGACGTAAAACATTCACATTAAATTCAGGTTGGATGGAAGAAGGAAACAATTTCCAAATAGAACAATTGATGTTGAGTGAACGTGTTTTAGTGGATGGTAAACCTTCGATTTTGAAAACAGATAAAACAGAATTATTTAAACACTTGAATAACAAACAATTTAGTTACCAAATGGAGTTTGAATTAGCTTACGATTTAATACAGAATGTAAAATGAGGCAAGTTGATATCTGGATCGAAAATGAAACTCCAGGAGTGTATGAAAAAATCGAGTTGTTCCAGGATGAGGAAATTATCATTAATAGTTCGATTCAAAACGTACAAGATATCTCAAAGGTGTTTACTGATTTCTCACAAACATTTACCATTCCTGCGAGTGCAGAAAATAATAGAATTTTTAAGCATTATTACGAGAATGCTATTGATACTTCTATAAATCCAAACTATAGACGAAACGCTTACATTGAGATTGATCTAAGCCCATTTAAAAGTGGGAAAATAGCTATCGAAAAAGCTAACATAGTAAACGATAAAGTAGAAAGTTATACAATTACTTTTTACGGACTTGTAATTTCGCTAAAAGATAAGTTTGAGAAATTCAAATTAGTTGATTTAGATTTTACCGATTTGAATTTGACGAATGATTTAAGTTCAATAATCGGATATATTAATACACCAAATGATTTTGATTTAGCATTTCCATTAATATCTACTCAACAAAACAGGGTTTGGAATTATGGGTTAGCAAACTCAAACGACATTAGCACAACTGCTGGTGCGATTGACTATTTAGAATTAAATCCTGCGGTTAGAAGTAAAACAATTTTAAACAAAATAGCAACTAAATGCGGATTGACATTTACAGGAGCTTTTCTGAACGATAAGAGGTTTACTAAATCTTTTTTATGGTTTCAAAATGATAAAGAAAAATTGCCACGCACAGGAATGCAGTTTAGTTTTTTTAATGATATTCGTTTAAACTATACAGCATTTAATCAATTAGGTCAACAATTTTCTTTATCTAAATACTATTTAAATACTGCTCCACTTGACCCTCCATTTTACGAGCAAGATTTATTTGACTTGCAAAATGCAACTATTGGTATTCAAAATGTAGTAGGCTTAGAATCAACTATTAATAATATAACTTTTAATTTTACGAGTTCTTCAGGTGCTACTAAAATATACATTAAAATATTTATTAATAACAAATTTTATTATGAGGTTGATGGAGATAGTGGCACAGATATAGTTGCTGTTAGCGGTCAATTACAATCGTTAGTAAAAGGTAATTATTCATTTTATATACAAACAGAAGACCCAACCACGTTAACAGGAACAATGACGGCTAACATTGCTCGAAAAGGTTTTTCGTATGTGGATGGTGGTAACGTATATACAAGCAACGCACAAGTTTTTAAATATGTTTCCGACTTACAATCTAAGACATTTACAGCACAACAATATAACGTAAACGATTATGTGCCTGATTTAACATTTGAGGATTTTATAACGTCAATTTTAAAAACTTTTAATCTTACAATTATACCAAGGTCAGAGAGTGAATTTGAATTAATACCGTTAAATGATTTCTATTCTAAAGGAAAAATTTACGATATAACTCCATATGTAGACATTGACGATATTACGATTTCACGAATACCATTAAGCAAAAAGAACGAGTTTAAACACGAAAAAACTAACAACTTTCTAAATGAAAAATTTTCTAAGGATTCAATTCAGTCACGTGAGTATGGAGATTATATCTATTATGATGAAAATTTAGAAGATGGCGAGTTCAAAATAGAGACTAAATTTGGCGATATATCAACACTAAAGTTAACAACTGATATGTATGTTGGTTATGCTTTAGACAAGGCTTACAATCCACAAATACAAGCTCCTTTGTTGTTGTATGTTGACGATAAAATAAGCAAGAATTTTAAAATGACTGATGGTGTTATTACTTCTACTGTAAGTGGGTATAGACCATTTATTCAAGAAACAACAATTGATGGCACAAGGTATTCTATACATTTCTCAAATGAGTTAAGTGTTAAGGATGGAGCTACTTTATACAACAATTTGTTCTCGCAATATTACGCATCTTATTTCTTTGGGCTAACTAATCCTAAAAACAGATTAACCAATGTTACGACTACTTTTCCTTTGTCGTTACTTACTAAAATAAAACTTTACGATCGTTTAATTATTCGAGATAAAAGATATATCATAAACGATATTAAACAAAACCTAACCACGAGTGAAGTAGAATTAAATCTATTACACGATTTTAGACAGCTTATAAATGCAACGTTACCAAATGCTTTTCAGAGTGGTGGTCAAATGTCTTTTATTATGCCTGCGCCTGATGGAGGTAGCGCACAAATGAACTTTGAAATAGCTTTAGATACTGAGGACGGAATCGCATATGAAACAGAAAACGATTTGTTGCTATTAACGGAATATTCCCAGACAGTAAGTGGAGGAAGTCAGTTGGTTACTATTACTTACCCACCTATTCAAGAAACGACATATTTAATTGATAGCTCTGGAAATGAATTAATCACAGATAACGGATTAAACATAGTTTCAAATGAAGTAACAGGAAACTATTTTACATTAACATTTACGCTATTCTATAAAGATGGAAGCGAATATACACAACCTTATAACGTATACTACGAATGATTTTAAACATTTTACAACTATTAAAAGTTTCTGATTTCTATGGTCAATCGGAACTTATCGACATTGCCAAGGGGCGCAATGAGTTAGACTATTCTATTAAGAAGACGTACAAGAGAGAAAAAAGAAAGTTATTAAGTAAAGCGTACAGAAATGGCAACTAAAAAAGTTATAGAGATTGAGGTTAAGGATAATGTAAATGTTACATCAGACCATTTTGAAGATTTAAACAAAGAAATTAAATCAGTAGAAAGTGAAGTAAATAAGCTAAACGATTCAATTAGTAAAGGTAATAGTAAAGCTTCAGAATCTTTTAAACCATTAAAGGCACAATACAGAGAAGCTCAAACTTTAGTAGCTGAATTAAGTGCAAAATTTGGGGCTACTTCTGAACAAGCAATACAAGCAGCAAAAAGAGCAGCAGAGTTGAAAGATGCTATCGGAGACGCTAAAGCCTTGACAGATGCTTTTAACCCTGATGCGAAGTTTAACGCTTTATCTTCATCTATTGGTGGAGTTGTAAGTGGTTTCAGTGCTTTTCAGGGTGGATTGGGTTTGTTAGGTGTTGAATCTGCAAAAGTTGAAGAAACTTTACTAAAAGTACAGAGTGCAATGGCTTTGTCTCAAGGTCTTCAAGGATTAGGAGAGGCAAAAGATTCATTATTACAGTTAGGTGCTGTTATAAAAAACCAATTAGTTACAGCATTTAGTACTTTAAGAGGTGCAATTATGGCTACTGGAATTGGTGCTTTGGTTGTTGCAGTAGGTGTATTTCTTCCAAAAATTTTAGAATGGGCTGATTATACAGGAAGAGCGCAAAGAAAACAAGAAGATTTAAACAATAGTTTAGAAAGACAACAAAGAAAAATTAGCGAATCAAGAAAAGAACTTGAAAAAGATTTAGATTTTAGGCTTAGATATGCTAAAGCTTTAGGTAAATCTGATGAGGAACTTGCTAAAATAAAAGAAAGTAATATTAAAAAAAGTAATGCAGAAATATATAAAGAAATAGAAACTGCTCGTATAAGATTAAAAGAATTAAGAAACGCTAATTTAGGTGTT